TGTGGTAGTTGTAATTTTTTTTACTTCTTCACCATATTTATTTATAGGGAATTATTATTATTTTAATTTATAGAGGTATAAAAATTACCCTGACTAATAAAAAACAAATGACGGAAATTAAAATTGGTGATTGTTTTGAGTTGATTAAAGAACTACCTGATAATTCAATAGACCTGATTATCACATCCCCACCTTATGCGGACATAGTGAATTATGGTAAGAATATATCAATCCAAAAACCTAAAGATTATTGTGATTGGTTATTACCCATTTTTAGTCAAATACAGAGGGTCTTAAAGCCGAGTGGTAGTTTCATACTAAACATAAACGATACTTGTAAGGCGGGGTATAGAAATCCCTTTATTTATGAACTTATCTATCGTAGTCAAAAGGAAACCAAGTTAAAGTTCTACGACACTTATATTTGGCACAAAAAGAATGGAATACCGAATGGATCACCAAAGAGATTTAGAAACACAACCGAGTTTATATTCCATTTTGTTAAAGATCAAAAACATCTAAAGTTTTATATGGATAGAGCTTTGGTGGAGCAGAAAGAGGGAGCGAGATTACGTAATCAATATCCACATAAGTATAGTTTTCAAGGGGATATATTTGATGGTGAGAGGAGGAAGAACGTTGATGATGTTAAAAAAAGTAATGGTGATTTAGTAAGACCTGATAATGTAGTAAGATTTTCAACAGCAGGAGCATCAAGGGACAACTCAATTAAACATCCAGCCCCATTCCATAAGGACTTACCTAAATATTACATCAACTTACTTACAGATGATGGGGATACAATCCTTGATATATTCGGTGGGATAATGACGACAGGATTAGCCTGTAATGAAATCGGTAATAGAAACTTCATAGGGTTTGAGTTGAATGAAACCTACGCAGAGTTTGGTAAGAAAAGAATATCAGGTGAGGAGTTAGAAACATATAGAGTAGTTCAATATGACCTTGATGGTAATTACATAGCGGACTACAAGAATAGATTAGAAGCATCAAAAGCAACAGGAGTTCAGGATGGGGATATAATGAGGACATACAACAGAACAAAGTTTGATAGTCGTGGTGGGTTCATTTGGAAACTTCAACCAGAGTATGTAGTCAATCAATATGATATGGACGACAACTTCATTCAATCATTTAATAATCCAAGTGAAGCCTGTAAGAAAATAGAATGTAATTCATTCCATCATATACTGACTTGTTATAGAGGACATAGTCATTCGTATATGGGATATAAATGGAAATTAGAAAAGAACAATTATGGCAAAGAGTAAATTACGAGGTGGAGCTAAAGCCCACAACAAAAGGATCAAAGCAAGAAACGAAAAGATGAAGGGGAAGGAATGGGAGTTTGAGATGTTAAAAAAGAAGATCTACGAAGAAGCAAAAGCTCGTTATGAAGAAGAGCAGAATAAACCAACAGAATTAAAAATAACAACAAATGACGGACATAATAATTCCTGATGATGATTTACCGATTGAACCATTAGCCCCAAGACCAGCGGGGAGACCAAAGGGTTCATTCGCAAAGAGAATGACTGATGTTGAGAAGAGAACATTTATCAACAACGCAGCAAGAGAGATACTTGAAAACCATTTATCCTATAACGAGTTTGTAAAGTATTGTAAGGACACATCCAATATGTCTAAATCACAAGCGAACGAATATTGGACGAAGGTGTGGGTATTACTCAAGAAGAAGTTTGAGTTAGAAAAGGACAAACTAATCCTGAAACACACACAGAAGTATTGGGACATATACGAACACGCACTAATGTCTAATGACTTTACCAACGCAAGACAATCACTAAACGATTTAGCTAAACTACAGGGTCTAAATGAACCTGATAAAGTCCATATAACAGGGACATCAATTAAATTGAACTTCGGGGAACCAAGTGAATAAAGAAATAACAGTTCAGGGATTTACCCCCACCATAAAACAGAAGGAGATTATAGATGCTTGTTTATCAAAGAACATCAAGTATATCATCGGTTGTTTTGGAAGACAGGCGGGGAAATCATTTACAGCGATGAACCTATTACTCAAGTGGGCATTAGAGGATAATAACTCTGTGTCTATGTGGGTCTCACCAGTATATTCACAAGCAAAAAAAGTATTCACAGAACTTACCAATACAATCGCAGGAACAGCACTTACCAAGTCAATCAACAAGAGCGAACTTACAATTACATTCATCAACGGGTCAGTAATCTATTTTAGATCAGGAGAACGAGAGGATACTTTAAGAGGATACACACTCAACTATCTTGTAGTAGATGAAGCAGCATACATCAAAGACGAAGTATGGAACACAGTATTACGACCGACAGTCCTTGTGAATGGTAAGAAGGTATTATTCATTTCAACACCAAAGGGACGGAACTGGTTTTACAATTTAGCGATGAGAGGTATGAGTGATGAATACCCCACCTACAAAACATTCTATGCTACATCATTTGATACACCATTCATTACCGCAGAAGAGTTGGAAGAAGCAAAGTTGTCCCTACCTGAAACAATATACAAACAGGAGATACTGGCAGAGTTCATAGATGATGGTGGGGAAGTATTTGGTTCATTAAAGAATTGTTGTGTATTAGATCATTACCCTAACTATGATCCATCCAAAAAGTATTACGCAGGATTGGACTTTGGAAGACAGAATGACTATACAGTTCTTTTGATCCTCAATAGTGAAGGTGAGGTAGTTGATTTCTACAGAGAGAGACAGAAGAGTTGGGACATCATCATTAGTGAGGTTGTGGTAAAGTTAAAGAAGTGGAGACCAGTATGTTTCGCAGAGGTGAATAGTATAGGTGATGTCTTATACGAACAGATTAAAAAACAATACCCATCAGTCCAACCATTCATTACCAGTAATGATAGTAAGCAGAACCTGATAGAAGATTTGATTATGGGTATGAACGAGAGCAAATTAAAACTACCCACACAGGAACTCAATACAGACCTATACAAGGAGTTAAGCGTTTTTACATACGAATACTCACCCAAGTCAAGAAAGGTCAAATATGGGTCTCCCAGCGGGTTTCACGACGATACAGTAATATCCCTCGCATTATCGTTTCATTCGTTCAAGAAAAAAGCAACATACGGAACCTATGTGGTAAGATAAAGTTGTGGATAAAAAAAACAAAAAAGATATTTATTTATGATGAAGTTTAATTACAAAAACAAACAATACGAGATTGAAGAGCCAACAGTTGAGATGTGGTCTAAACTTGTTCTATTACAAGAATGGACTGATGAGCGTGAGTTCTGTGTAAAGTTATTATCATTCACAACGGGACTTACCGAAGAAGAGATTGAGAATAGTGATTATATGGAGGTAGTAAAAATATCTAATGAAATATCCACTTTTCTTACTCAAGATGGGGATAAGTTCTACAACGAGTTCAGTTTCAACAATAAAAACTACAGATTTTTAGATTTACCCAATTTAACATTCGGTGAGTTTATAGACATAGACACATACCTTACCAAAGAACCCCACGAAAAGAAAAAGGATATGCCATTACTAATGGCGATGTTGTATCGTGAGGTAGATGAGAATGGAAACTACAAACCTTACAACTCAAAAGAACTACAACTAAAAGCGGAGGAGTTCAAGAAACTTCCAGTCAAATATGTTCGTGGTTCTACCAATTTTTTTTTTCATTTAGGGAAAACCTTACAAGGCAATTTTCAGGCCTCTTTTTGGGTCAAGTTGAAATTGACGGCAAAGATGATTTGGATACTCGTGAAGTTCGTTCCTTTGATAAGTTTTGGGGTTGGTTCGCTACTCTTGTTTCGTTGGCGAACGAAGACATTACAAAAATTGAAGAGATTACTACATATCCGTTAGTATTCGTCCTCAACTATTTATCGTATAGTAAAGATATAAACGACATAAGAAGACGAGAGGCACAGAAGATACAACAACAAATGAAAAACAGATAATATGGCAAACGCAGTAGGATACTATAATTTTAAGAAGATAATGGATTTGTTGAGACAATTAGCAGATTACCACGAACAAATACAATCGTGGGGATTTGGTGATGTAGAACAACTTATTTATCAAACAGAGATGAGATTGAAGCAGGACAACACACAAATCAATCAAGCCCCATTCTATCCTGCTATGTGGGTAATACCTGAACTGGCAAGAACCGATGGTAAAGAAACTACCTATGAGTTTAATATACTCATAATGGATATACAGAATGTTAAAAACTTTGATAATGAGTTAGACACCTATAGTGATACATTAGATATTCTAAAGGATGTTATTGCTCAATTAAAATACGCAACAGGAATGGAATGTTATTGCCAGTTGGATATAGATTATCCTATTGATATGACCCCATTTGGTGAGGCTTACGATGACTTTGTAAATGGATGGAGTGGTAGGATTAGATTGAGAGTTCCTGACGCTATAAACAGGTGTATTGCTCCTTATGCGGAGTTCCCACCTTGTGATAATAATAGTGATGGAGCAAGCAACTAAATATCAATTCTATTCGTTCCAACAAATACCACAACCAAACTACGATGCGGCTATGGAGGAACTTGCTGCCAAGTTTCAAGAAGCACTCAAAAATAATTTAGCAAAACCATATCCATACGCACCAGGATTTTTCGGTCAAAAACCAAAAAAAGGGATTAGGGATATGAAGAAGAAAACAGGTAATC